GACGACCCAGAGAGCGCTGAGTTTTCCATCCTGCTTTGCACTGGTGGCCCTGCTGTTCGCATCAGGGGGAGCCTGGACAACTGCGAGCCGTCTGAATGTTGCTTGCAGCATCAGGACTGGGGCACACCTTGGACTCAACTCATCTCCTACGGGGAAGAAAACGAGGCCTTGTTTTGGTATTGCTCGCAGTTCTGCTGGGAGGAGGCCTGATGACAGCAAAGGAAAAGCCAGAAACGCCATATCGGCGTTGGCAGAGGGAACACGCTCACATGCCGCTTTGGTGGCGGGTGAAATACTCGCCGCCACCCTCATGGACCGCCTGACCACCCGCGTGATGCCGGGGCTTCAAAAGCCTCGGTCAGGCCTGCCCCTTTGGGGCATAACCCACGACCTAAAAGACTATGTCTGCCAATTCCTATCTGGGAGCCCTCCTTTGGTCGTCGACCGTGATCGACCCGGAGACGGGAGAGGATGCACCGGCTGATCGGTTCGGCGCGTCGTCCGATCTAATCGATATGACTAAGCGCGATTGGGAGGCCTTTTGTGCCTTGCTGCCTGAGGATTTCGATCCTGAGGAACAGATCGCCCGGATGACAGAGCCAGGCTCTGACGCCTGGGATTATCTGGCCCATGATTTTGCACTGACCCGGAACCATCACGGCACCGGGTTTTGGGATTCCGGGCGCTGGGCTGAGCCATGGGGTGACCGTCTCACCGCACTGGCTCACCAGTTCCCAGAGACCAGCCTTTATCTGTCGTCGAATGACGGTGAGGTGGAGGCGTTTTGACCCACTCTCTGAGCCCTACGGGGCTCTCAGAGCGGCTCACCGCTCACTAACCCACGACTAAGACTTAATGACCTGCATTGTCGAAACCTACGCGCCAAAGCTGCGCGATCAGTGGCTGACGCTCAAACCCTTTGATGACGTCATCCCGAGCTACAGCGCTGGGCCTCAGCCCCAGTGCAAGCACGACTCGATGGATGAGCTGCAGCACATCGATATGGATTTCTCCACCTGGAAGAACGGAGAGATCATCATCCTGTGCATCTGGATCATCCGAGAGAACGGCGTTTTCCTGCTGACCGACGACGGCGAACATCCGTCATCCATGGATCAGCTTTGGAACTACCTGCGCCAGCTTTCTAGACCTGCTTGGTCGTTCTGCTCATGAACATCTACATCGCCTTTGCCGTCGTCTCCGCGCTCTACGCGGCGGCGATGGCCGTTTTTGTGCGCCATGCGCCTAAGAAACACGAAGAACCCAACCCGCTCCGCAGGATCGACACCTCGACCAAGGCAGGCCGCAAGCTGTTCATTGAAACCGCTGCGCGCATGGCTCGCGAGTCTCGCGAGGAATTGAAGGATGGCATCGAATGAAGAACTTCGCCGCTGTCGTCCAAGCCTTCCGCCGAGGGAGCCCCGGCGGTCAATTCAGCGGGCTTGCTTTTGAGTGCCTGCTGCTCTGCGCTGAGAAACCGCGAACCATTGCCGAGCTGGAAAGCCTGACGGGCTGCCCCAATGGCCGCATCAATACAGCCCTGCGGGGCCTGACTCCATGGTGGGATGCCAAGACGGGGACGGTCATCAGACCAGCGATGCACCTGCTGCAAAGGCGGCGGGTGATCAATGGGAAGGGTCACCGGTACCACTTGACCAGCAAAGGAAAAGCACTGCTGAATGGCGCGAGTTCTGCGGAGCCGTAGTAAGGTCAAAGAGTTGAGACCAATAGGCCAATGAGACGGCTCAGGGGATGCTTGCTTTTTCAATTCGCCTCAAAACCGGTCGCCAACACTGGCACCTCGCAGGACATGCATGGACAACGACGACAGACCAGAGCAGGACTCTGGATATTGCCTTAGCTTCAGAGATCCATACAGGACAGGAGCCATGGATCTGGATCGATTGGGCACTGCTCTGGAGATCTTCAATGCTCTTGATCCCGGCAGCTTTTATGTGCATCACGTCCAGATGGTCCTATTCGTCGGAACAGCTGGCCAACGGGGCGTTACATACGCGGAGATCGAAGCACGGTTCAGCATCTCGAATGCTTCCGCGTCGCGCTCCGTCAATGCGTTGAGCACCTTCGCCCGGCATCGCAAGACAGCCATGGGCTTGGTGGAGATCTTCAGGGATGCAGAGGAAGGGCGCCGTTATCGCGTGCGCCTGACCAGCAAGGGCGCAGCACTGCTCAGGACCATCGAACAGCTTTAACCCACGACCGCAAAACCAATGGCAGATCGCGTGACCCTGCGGAAGCAGGGATGGACAGCGGACTTCGTCTCACCGGCCACCGGCAAACGCCGCCAGGTGGTCGTTGAGTCAGAGGAAGCGGGCTGGGCACTGATTCAAGCCGAGGGCCAGGCCGCGGCCATTGAGAGCGACAAGGCCCAACGCACTGGCATCAAGAAAGCTCCTGCCGCCCCAACGGGCGGCTTTTCTGTGCAAGAAGCGTGGGAGCTGTCGTGGCAACGACGATTCAAGGGACAGGCGCAGACCAAGCAGGTGCGCAGCAATTACAAGCGCATTGCGTCGTTCTTTGGCACCAGAACCCAGCTCGCGGCCATCACCAGCATCTGGTTCAACGACTGGCGCGACTCCATGCAGAAGGAGGGCATGAAGGCCACAGCAATTAACCGTGTGGTCGCCACCCTGACGGCCATGCGTGCTGATGCACTGCTGTTCGGCAAGGTGATCGACCTGCCGATGCTGCCCAAGAACCTCAGGGTCACACGAATCCCGCCACGGTTCCTGAGCCAGGAGGAAGTGAACCTGCTGACTCAGTTCTGGCGAGTGAGAGACGACCAGCAGATGCTGGATCTGTTCCTGTTCCGCATCAGCGAGGGATGCCGGTTTGAGGAGGCCCGAAGGCTGACGCCCCGTGATGTCGATCTGGTCGCTGATCAGGTGACGTTCTGGAAGACCAAGAACGGGCAACCCAGAACCGTGCCCCTGGTGGGTGTGGCCAGGGAGATCGTGGCGCGTCGTTGCCGCGGCCTGAAGGCTGATGATCCGCTGTTCACCTACAGCTACGGGCAGTGGCAGGCACGGTTCAAGGAAGCGACCGATGCACTCAGGCTGCCCGGTCGGGTGGTGGGCCACACCTGCCGCCACACGATGGCCGCTAGGGCAGTGTCAGCCAACGTGTCGACCCAGCTGCTGAAGCACTGGGGTGGATGGAAAAGCACCGCTGCCTTGGAGCATTACGCGCACCTGGACACACAGGGCCTCAAGCACATGCAGAAAGCGCTCGAATCCTTCCAATGATTCGCGTTTATGTGACTCGATTGCAGCACTTGCAAGACCAATGCAAGATCCTGCAAGCAGCGCTGAGATCCCTTGGTATCACTGGGCCGCTTCTCCTTGATAGTGTGACACGACCGATATACGGCGCCGGAGATCACAGGCCAGGCCTTTAATAAGGCCGATGCAAGTGCCATTCTGCGGGTGCGTAATAGTCGCAGCCTGCTTGCAGGTTGCTTGCAAGTGACAGACAGCCTGAGAACGCTCGAACAGCAGCAACTTGCAAGACAGCGGGACGGGGCAAGACGAGCAAAAGAGGCCAGGGAGAGCCAGCAGCGACGGCTCAAGGAGATGGGCAAGGAAAGCTCCCTGGACTACGGGCAGAAGCTCTTCTCTATGTGCGTTGACGCTGTGGCGGATCACATCGGCGCCACGTTTGAGGAGTTCATCCTGAATCCAGACAAGGCACGGCCACACGCCAGCGCGCTGCCGTTCTTTGACACCTTCTCAGGGGTGCATCACATCGCCGCTGTTGCGCTGACTGCAGCGATCGACCAGCTCAGCCGACGCCAGCGGATCGCGACCTTCTATCAGCACCTGGGCGCCGCCATCGAGCGTGAATGCAGGCTGATCAAGCTGGGCAAGCGCAGTGCCCTTGAGATGCGCCGGTTGATGCGCACCGGCATGACCCGGAGGCAGATCAGCAGCCGCGACGTGATGGCCAAGCTGCAATGCCCGGTCGCTGTTTGGTCAGACCAGACCCGGCTGCAGGTGGGCGCGTTCCTGTCGGAGGCGATCTTTGCCACCGAGCTGCTGACAGCAGTCACGGTGAAGCAGGGCCACCGAACGCCTCGCTACGTCGTGCCGACCAAGCAGGCCGAGCACTTCATCAAGAACACCAAGCCCAAGACCTACAGCCACAGTCACCTGGCGATGCTGGTGGCGCCGACCCCATGGCCTGGCCTCTATGGCGGCGGCGTGCTGGATAACGACAAGCCACTAATCAAGCCTGTCCTCCACGATGCAGGGGAAGAATCGGCCCTCGACCACTTCAAGAAGGCAGACCTGACCATTGCGATCAAGGGGGTCAACGCGCTGCAGGCCCAGCGTCTCCGCTGCTCCGCCGAGATTGTCAGCACCCAACGCATCACCTGGGAAGGTGGGTTCGAGGGCCTGTGGCCCTGCAGCAGGATCCCGCCCGAGATCCCTGATCGCTTGGAGGGAGACCCCAGTCCGGAGGAGATAAAGACCCGCAACCGCATAGCTGCAGCTGCCTACCGCGACCAGGAGACCAACCGCCACCGCCGGGTGAAGGTTGAGCGCTCGCTTCAGCTTGCGGAAGAGATCGCAGGGCGTGATGTCTGGCAGAGCTGGTATTGCGATCACCGAGGCAGGCTGTACGCCAATGCTGCCCAATCCACGCAAGGCCCGGACTACGAGAAGGCACAGCTGTCGTTTGCTGAGCAGCTCCCGGTCAACGACGAAGCATTCGAGTGGCAACTGAAAGCAGCAGCAGGCCACTGGGGGCTGAGCCGCGACACCTGGGCTGATCGCCTGTCGTGGGGCAAGCACCACATCGATCAGATGATTGCGGCTGCTGAGGATCCCCTGGGCAAGCTTGAGCTGTGGCGTGGCGCCAAGGATCCCTGGCAGTTCCTGCAGGCCTGCTACGGCATCAGGGAGGTGCGAGCGACAGGCAAGACAGGCGTCCCTGTCAGGTTTGATCAGACGACGTCAGGTTGCGGCATCCTCTCGGCGCTCACCCGTCATGCCGAGGTGGGAAGGCTGTGCAATTTATTTGGAGACACACCGCAGGACCTCTATTCCGTCATCGCAGAGGCCGCTACGGCGCAGCTCACCCAAGACCTTCAACTGGGGGACAGTCGGCAAAAGGCTTTGGCTGAGCTGTGGCTTAAGCGTGGCTGCGATCGGGGCTTGGTCAAGGGGCCTGTGCTGAGGGCTCCATACGGCGGCAGCTACATGAGCCTGTGTGATGGCCTAGTTGATGAACTTGAGAAGCACATTGGTTATGTGCCGGTAGAGGAATACACGCTGAAGATTGCAATCCCGTCGAAGTACATGGCTTCAATCCTGTGGCGGGAGATGAAGCTGGTGATCGCCCCAGTAATGGAAGTCAAGACGTGGCTCCGGCAGAGCTGCAAGCGGGTGCTCACCCAGCAACGGCCAATGGAATGGACATCGCCATCGGGGTGGCCCATGCGCGTCGCTGACCGGGAGCCCACCAAGCGCACCATCAACACGTTTCTGTTTGGCAAAAAGATCGGAGTCAACATTGCCGACCAGCCCATTGATGCACCACTGAGTGCGACACAGGCCAACAAGGCATTAGCCGCAAACGCTGTTCACAGCTTTGATGCAGCCATGGCGCAGTTAGTCACTTACGGGTGCGCAGAACAAGGCATCCCAGTGCTGGCCAACCACGACTGCTTTGCCTGCCACCCGACCAATGCAGGGAAACTGCATGAGCTGCTCCATTGGGAGTTCGGGAACATGCACCGCAAGCCACTGCTTGCATTGATGCAACAGGAGATCGAGGAACGGAGCGGCATCAAGATCAAGGCCCCGCCTGTGTTCAACACGCTGGATCCAATGAGTCTCGGATCGAACCCGTATCTGTTCTCGTAAAAGGGCTTGCGCATCATCCGTAACCCCGTAGAGTTCGGGAGCCCAAAACCAATACGGCAAATGCCCAAAGAGTTGATGCGCACCCCCGTGGTGGAGGTTCGCTGGTGCAAGCTTCTTGGCGACGCACGACCCAACAAGTTCGAGCCATCGAAGCCTCCCACCTGGGAGATCGAGATCCTGCTAGATAACGACAACCCCGAGCACATGGCATGGTGCGAGGAGATCGAAGGCAAGTTCGCTGAGCTGCTCCCTGGTGAGCGCAAGTCAGCGAACTGGCTGCCAATCAAGCCCGACAAAGAGGAACCCAGGAAGCGTCAGTCCTGCCGGATGAAGCTGAAGCAGTTCACCTTCAAAGATGGCCGCACTTCTGAAGGCCCGACCGTCTTCAACAAGGACGGCACAATCTGGCCTGACAACCAGCTGATCGGCAACGGCAGCAAGATGCGCATCGGGTTTGAGATCTACCCATGGAAAGGCCCAAGCGGTGCAGGCCTGAGCCTTCAGCCCCGTGCTGCTCAGGTGATCGAGTGGATTGCTGCCCCTGAAGGGACTGGCATCCGCACCACTGCTTCTGACTTCGGCTTCGACTCCACCAAGGAGGCCGACGAGGCAGTCAAGGCAGCCAAGGAGAAGCCTGCTGCTGCAGAGGAGGCACTGCCCGATGGCATCCCGTTCTGACCAGAGCCTTATTGAGAAACCCTTTCTATGACTTGAGTCTCATGGCCCAGAAAAGCATTGACAGGCGCAACCCCGAGCGAATTGATCGGTGGTTTGCCCAAATCTGGAACAGCACCGAGAAGTACCCCATCAGCCTGAACAGCCCTGGCCCGCACGGCGGCCCGGTGTGGGAATGGTTGGGATGGTCGCAAAGGAGCACAGCTTGGAGGAAGTACCAGAACACCATCCCCGCTGGCGATTACGCACTGCTGGCCGATGACGGGAGCCTGTACCAATCGGTACAGGTCAGTAATGGCAAGGGATTTGACGTTCTACTCACCACCAACGGCTTCGACCACGCACTGCTGGGGGCTCCACGAGAACACGGTCAGCGGTTTCGGCAGCTGTTCATCGACATCAAAAACCAAGTCTGGGCGGCCCGAAGGGAGAAGGCACGGGGTGGTGCCCGCTTCATGAAGGCCGAAGCCCAGAAGGTGGCGACCGAAGTTGCCATCGCCTGTGGCCGCAACCCTGTCGGGGAAAGCGTCCAAGGTTCACGCTTCCTTTGGGGAGAAGAACCTGCAGAAATGCGGATCCTGGCGGAAGCCGCGACTGGCTTCAAGGTCAAATGCCACAGCGATGCCTTGGATGTTCAGTCTCTCGGCCTTGAATTTCAACGGCTTGGACGACAGATCTCCTACGGGGAGTCGGCCCAAGTTGCTGCCCAAGAAGTTGTCATCGACGCAAGAAGCAAAGGCTGGAACTCAGAAGACCGCTACCACAAAAGCAAAGGCTATTTGTACCGAGTTCTTGAACCTCGGTTTGATAATGGCCGACTGATGACTTCGGGCAAGGCGCAAAGAGTCAACGATTCAAGCGTCGTTGATCTTGCAGTCGGCAAGAAAGTGCCAAACCACAAACAAGGAACCCTGTTCTGATGAATGATGACCGGATCTTTCACCGCCAGGCCGATGCTGATGCAGCTCGAATCATCGAGCTGTTGGTTGAAATCAGCGCGAAGCTCGGCCCCGCTCCCAAGCAATCGACTGGTCCGCAACTGCCAGCGATTGATCAGGAACCTCGAAGACGCGGTCGCCGGAAGAACTCCGATGAACAGTCGTGACTTCTATCTGCCGTTGAGGCCCATCAGCAAAGCCCGTCCCCGGTCATTCCGGGGCCAGGCCCGGCCCTATACCGACACCGTTTACAAGGAATGGCTCACCACTGCTCGCACCCTGCTTGAGGAGTGGTGGATCCATCCACCGCTGAATCACGTCAGCCTGATGGATGTCGAGTTCTATGGCCCAGCCAGAGGCGATCTCGACAACCGCCTGGGCTCCGTTCTTGACGCAATGGTGCAGGCCAAGGTCGTCACTGACGACAACGTCAACGTCATCCCACGCATCCGCATGTCGTTCACCAAGACACGACCAGCCGATGCACAGATCTACATCAAGCTCACCTGGGGGGAGAAGTGATCAACTGTCCTCAATGCGGACATCCTGAGTCAGGGGTCAAGCAGACCTACACACGCGATGGTTTCCATCAGCGTCGTCGTGTCTGCAGTAACTGCGGCAAAGGATTTATCACCCGCGAATACACAACCGAAGCAATCAAAGCGCTGCTCTCACAGTCACAAGAGCAGGCCCTTGATGTCGCCACCAAATTATTTGGAGGGCGATGAGTGAATCGAAGTTCATCCGTCATGCTCCTTGTCCCGCTCCTGGCTGCAATAGCAGCGATGGCCTCTCGATTTATACGGACCACGAACACTGCTTCGTGTGCTCGTACGACAAGCAATACCGGAACGAAAAGCCTGCCCCCGAGGCACCTGTTTCGCCAATGAGGGAGATCGTCTTTGACATGACCGAGCCGCACCGTGGCTTGGACAAGAAGACGCTGGATTCCTATGGCGTTGGATTCAAAGATGGCTTCATCGTTTTCCAATACCGGAACAAGCAGGGCCAATACTGCGCCCACAAGATCCGAGCATTGGAAGCAGGTGCCGACGGCAAACGCCTGACGCAATGGCGTGGGTCATCCAAGGAAGTCACTGGCTTTGGGATGCACCTGGCCAATCCGGCCAAGCACAAGCAGATCTGCATCTGCGAAGGCGAGCTGGATGCACCCTCGATCTACCAAGCTTTCAACGGCAAGGTCGCTGCTGTCTCTGTTCCTAACGGGGCACAGAACGCTGCTGGGTTCGTCAAGAAACGGCTTGATGAGTTCCTCAAGTTCGAGACCGTCGTCGTCTGCACGGATAACGACGAAGCAGGGGACAAGGCAGCCAGTCAGATCATGGATCTGTTCGACCCCGGCAAGGTCAAGCGTGCGCTGTTCCCAAAGAAGGATGCCAACGAAACCCTTGAGGCCTTGGGCAGCCATGTCCTCAAGGAAACAGTGGAGGCCGCCCGTGAAATTCGCCCGGATGGGATCAAACCCGCGAGCGAATACAGCGGAATTGCGCTAGCTCCACCGGATCGAAGGGCCACTGACTGCGCATTCGCCTACTGGAATGCGAAGGCCCCCTTCTACGACAACCAGCTGATCGTCCTGGTCGCTGGCTCCGGCATCGGCAAGACCACGTTCGCCCGAGCGCTGGCTCTGCATGACATGGAGCGCGGCATCAAGGTTGGCTGGCTTGGCCTTGAGGAGACCGCTGAAGAAGCGGTGTTCAGGTTCGTCGGCATGGCTGCTGGCATCCAGCTCCATGCACGCCAAACCTACGAAGGGCTCGACATTGAGCAGATGAAGGCGATCGAGCAGGCCGACAAGTTTGTCTGCGGCTCAGGTTCGCTTGAGCTGTTTGACCACTTCGGCTCGCTTGACGAGGAGGTGATCCTGCAGCGGATGAACTACATGGTTCGCTCGCTGGGGTGCCAGCACCTCTACCTAGATCACCTAACGATCATTGGCTCCGGCCTAGGGCACGACACCAGAACAATCGACAGCTTGATCACCAAGATTCGGTCGTTCATTGCTGCCACCAAATGCACGGTGTTTGCCATCTCCCACCTGTCCCGTCAGCAGGGGCAGAACTTTGAGAACGGCGACGTGCCCGAGCTGTCCGCTATTCGCGGCAGCCACGGAATCGTTCAGCTCGCAGACACCATCTGGGGGTTGGGCCGCAAGCGTGGCACCAACTTGACCCAGTCGCATTGCCTCAAGAACCGAATGCTCGGGCGTACTGGTTACGCCGGGTCGTTTGAGTTCGACGAATCCACTCAATCCCTCAATCACAAATGGGTCGACCCGGCCTTCCAGTAACCGCTTGGGATCAAGTCTCAATCGGTGAAGTCGTCCATTTCTTCACTGGCGCTGGCTGGAAGAAAGCCACTGTCCAGGCACGCAACGGTCACTCAGCACAAGTTCTATTCACCCATGGATCCAATGAAACCCGAATCACTGTCGGAGATCTCCGAAACCTGCGAAGAAAAGATCCAGAGGTTGGAGAGCAACTTCACCGGAAAGGGCCTGCTGATGGTCAACAGAGCCTCCTTGGTGCATGAGCTGCAGATCGCTTACGCCCGTTATCAGCGTGAGTTCAACAACGAAAACAAGAAGGAAGCACTGAGGTGGGATGGCCACATCCGTGCCCTGCACCTGGTCCTCGACATGGAGATCACCGATGGATGACTTCCCCAAGGAAATGCCATGCCCCTGCGGTGACGTGATGACCTATCGCATCACCCGCAAACGGAAGGATGGTGGTCTTTCGCACGAGTTTCGTTGCCGCAATAACGGTCGCAAGGAAAAGCCTTGCAATCGTCGCAGCACCTACAGATGGGAAGACGGCGAGATGACCAAGCTCAAGTCAGGAGTCAGGGCACGACTCACTGACGAGCAAGCCAGGGCGATCGTGACCTCCGAGCTGTCGGCCTATCGCCTTGCAGACAAGCTCGGGCTCAGCCCCAGCACGGTCAAAGATGTCCGCACTGGTCGTATCTACGCCGCAGTCACAGCTGACCTGCGTGGGGCAGCCCCTAAACGCAAGCAGAACTACTGCAACGAATGCATTCACTACGACAAGGGCTGCACTCTTGGGTTCCCTGAAGCACGCAACAGCAGCTACGCAAGCGTGTGCTCTGTCTTCCAAGAAGACGACGGCAAGTGGCGACCAACGTCTGAGTCATTTCTCTATCTCGAATTCAAAGCGCCTATCCCCGCATGAGCCAACCAACGATCTACCTCGACATTGAGGCTGATGCCTTTGGCATCTCAAGGCGGCATGAGTTCGTCTTCCAAATCAGCGACTACAAGTACACCTACGAAAGTCGCTTGGATCTAGTCATCAAAGACCTAGAGATCCTGCTCGAACGGCTGCAGGAACACGCCCCTCAGCATCGGATGGTGCTGTGTCTTGGGCACAAAGACAACTTCCGCTATTCCGTCTTCCCCCAGTACAAGTCAAACCGCCGGGGGATCCAGAAGGCTGCTTGCTACAACGCATTGCGCCAATACCTGACGCGCAATTACGAAACCGCCGTGCTCCCTGGTGCTGAAGCTGATGACGTGCTCGGCATCATGCACCGCGCTGACAATGGCGACCTGCTCTACAGCCCGGACAAAGACCTGCGCACCATTGCTGGTGTTCACATGGCCTCCAATGGCGAGCTGGAAGAAGTCGACCAGCTAGAAGCCAACCGCTCCTTCTACAAGCAGGTGCTCACTGGCGACAGCACTGATGGCTATGGCGGCTGCCCTGGCATCGGCGCTGCAGCCAAGATCTTTGAAAGCGACAAGTGGCTGGCCTGTCGTTACGAAGAACAGTTCTGGGATTTCGTGCTCTGGCAATACGAGAAGGCACGCAAAAAGCTTTACGAGAAGTTCGATGTCGTCAGCCCACGCAAGCACGCATTAACCATGGCTCGCTGTGCTCGCATCCTCCGGCCTGGTGAATATGACTTTGAACAAGAACGACCTGTGCTCTGGAATGGCCCAGCTACAACTGAATAGTCTGCGGTGCCGTAATGACAAAACCAATTCAACTGACTGATGCCGCCTTCTATTACAAGAAGGAACCGCAACAAACAGCTGCATGGGAATGGCTGCAGCTACAGCAAACCCCAGAGGTGATGACTCAGTTCGCTGAGAAATACCGCGAAGCACCACCCACGCCACAACCAGCAGAACCCCAACCCGGCTACATCACACCAGAGCTGATGCAGGCCATCACTGGCCACCCGGCGCAGTCGTTTGATGCCAGCTTCTGCAATGACTTCAACGACATGTTGGAGGCCACTGGTTTCGACCAGCACCTAGACGCAATGCAGATGCTGATGGCCAACCTGTGCCATGAATCTTGCGGGTTCGTCTATATGAAAGAGATCGACAGCGGGGAATACCTGAATGGCAGGACTGACCTGGGCAACATCTATCCCAATGATGGCCCTAAGTTCCGTGGCTGCGGTCCGCTGCAGGTCACTGGTCGTTCAAACCACCAGGCCAGTGCTGATTGGCTACGCGATCACCGTGGCATTGACGACGGCGACATCATGGCCATTGGCACTGATTACAGCGCTGATCACTACGCCTTCTCCATGGCCATCCCATGGCTGCTAAACAACGACCTGCTGACCGTTTGCCTGCACCAGGGCTTTGATGCCTGTTGCGTCAAGATCAACGGCGGCTGGAATGGTTACGAAGACCGGCTCAAGTGGTATCAGAAGTGCCAACGAGTCATGCACTAGATACGTTTGAGAGGCATCCCGGAAGCCTCCGCCGATGATTGGTCTTGCTCGTCTTCACGCCTATCAGAAGGGCGTGTTTTGGTTGGTCGACGTCCCCGTAAAGGAGGCGAGCAAGAAACAGAAAGACTTAAGCCGACAGGGTTGGGTTGTGACCCACACCGAAATAGTCTGACCGGGATTCCTTTCAACAAGGTATCGATCGTCTGCTGTGGGGGGCCAGCAGTGAGGGGTGTCAGCGCGTGAGCGGCCTCAGCTCCCAGCTATTCGTCATGACTGAAACTATCGCTGCCATCCTTGCCATGGGCCTCGGCATTCAGCTGGGCCTCGTCGTCCAGGGCCATCGCCCTGTCACACCGCAAGCTCCGATCAGCTGCCACATTCACCCTGATTGCTAGGGCTCACGCTCGGTGCTGGTCAGCAACGACAGCACAGTGGCGACGGCTAAGCCGAATAGGTTCTCTGATCGCTGGCCAATCTCAGGGCAGCGTTCCTTCAGGTGCAATGTCTCCCCTGGATTGACAGTCCCGCAACGCCACACCGACCAGCCGAGG